GAAGAATTATCTAAACCTGAACTGTTAGATTATTGGAGAGAAGTAGACTTAAAGATTAAACTTGCTCAGCTGCAAGAAGGATTAGCAGAAGGCTCTACCCACATCGAAGGAGCCATGAAAGATATCCTTGCACTGAATGAATTGTTTGAACAGCTTAAGTCTAAGGTCTCAAGTTTCAGTGAGGAAGATGTAGAGAAAGAAGAAACAAAGACACATTTGAAAAGAAGCATTGTACAGTGTATTCGTGACATCAGACAAGGTGGATCGATTACAAAAGGTGAACAAGAATATCTTGAACAGATTGGTGTTAATCCAATGAAGATGCAAAATATTCTACGTGAGTATGTTAAGTCAGAAGCAGCAGCTAACTCTTGGGATGTGTCTGGATTATACGAATTCGTTGATGGAGTGGTTGAAGAACTTGCAGAACGTCATCAAGTTGATAAAGTAAGAATGAATCTGCAGGGTTTCGAATCAGAAGCGATTGGAAACATTACATATGATAACAAAGTAGCGCACTTAACAAACGAAACGAAAGAGGAATAAGATGCCTATTGTAGAATATAAATTCAACGTCAGCGAAGAAGGAAGAAATGTTATCCCGGGATACATTGTTGATCGTGGACATTACTTTAGAGATTCTGACAAAACATATCTTGGTTTTGTATTAGCTGAAGCTGATAGAGAATATTGGGTACCAGATACCTTAACAGAAAAATCTAAATCCGATTGCGTAACAAGAGCTCTTGCAATGCATGGGGCTACTCCGTTTACAAGAGATTCAGATGGAACAGAAGTAACATTGACTAATTCAGAAGTTACATCTGATATTGAATCTTGGTATGATGGAATTATAGCGAATAATTCATAATGGAACTTGAACTTGCACAAAAGCTCGAGGAGATGGAACTTCACGAGCTTGAAGATATTATTAGAAAATTTATGTTTGAAGATCGAGAAGCCTTCGATGTCCTTCGTGAGATCGTTGAGGATCATATTTAAAATTAAAACCTTATAAATAGCTGTAGATAATTTACACGGAGATTTCTATGGCTAATCCAACTTCTCGGGCCACATTAATTGATTACTGTAAACGGAGATTAGGGGATCCTGTCATCGAAATCAATGTTGATGAGGATCAGCTTGAAGATCGTCTAGACGAAGCTCTACAGTATTATCAAGAATATCATTCAGAAGCAACATTTAGAACATACGTATCTCATTTAGTTACTGAAACTGATGTAACTAATGAGTATGTTTCTGTGTCTGATGATATTGTTTTCGTCACAAAGTTATTTAGAGTAGCTAGCAATTTTGGTAGGTCGTTCAATTTCTTTGATATAAAATATCAAATGATGTTAAATGATATTGCCGATATGCAAAATTTTGCTGGTGATTTAGCATATTATCACCAACTGCAACAATATCTTTCATTATTAGATATGGAATTGAGCGGTACACCACAAACTCATTATTCGAGAAAACAAAATAGATTATACGTCTTTGGAGATTTCAACGATAAGGATATTAAAGCAGGTGAATATATTGTTTATGAAGCATTTAAAATAGTAGATGCGAGTTCACATACTAAAATTTTTAATGATATTTGGTTAAAAGAATATACAACAGCATTGATAAAACAACAATGGGGTATGAATTTAATTAAGTTCGAAGGTATGCAACTTCCAGGTGGAGTTATACTCAATGGCAGACAGATATATGATGATGCTACTGGTGAAATTGAAGCGTTAAGAGAACGTATTAGAAGCGAATACGAATTACCACCAGATTTCTTTATAGGTTGATATGCGCAATTTATATTTTTCCGACAAAGTACGTTCGGAGCAAAATCTATATGAAGACATAGTCATTGAATCTTTAAAGATTTATGGCCAAGATGTTTATTATCTTCCTAGAGATATTGTTCAGGAAGATAAAATTTTAGGCCATGATATTCCTTCTAAATTTAATTCATCTCATAAAATTGAAATGTATATTGAAAACGTCGAAGGGTTTGATGGAGAAGGTGATTTATTTACCAGATTTGGTGTTGAGATAAGAGACGAGGCTACATTTGTTGTATCGCGTCGTCGATGGGAACAACAGGTTAAGAAGTATGATAATGAAGTAACTTCTCTGAGGCCTTTAGAAGGAGATCTAATTTATCTTCCACTATCTAATTCATTATTTCAAATCATGCACGTTGAACACGAGCAGCCTTTTTATCAGTTAAGTAATCTTCCTGTTTACAAACTTAGAGCTCAGCTATTTGAATATAATGATGAGGATCTTGACACCGGTGTTGACACAATCGATGACATTGAAAGAAATTATGCATACACTTATGTTCTTACATTAGACGCTACTTCAGGATTAATAAAAATAGGAGAGACTGCTACACAAACTTTAGCTAGTGGAGTTTCTATATCTGGTGAAGTGAGTAAGTATTCTGACTCCGATAGTAAGTTACATCTTATTCACATTAACACTAGTGATAATAAGTTCCATTCATTTGCTACTAGCAGATCAATTACTATTACTGGAGATGCAACACGTGTTGTTGATTCCTCATACACAGTAACTGCCGTTGGAGAAGATAATAAGATTTCTAGTAATGAGCAGAATATTGACTTCCAAACTGATGCTGGTGGATTCCTAGACTTTAGTGAAAGTAACCCATTTGGAGATCCTAGCTAATGTTTGGTACTCATTTTTATCATCAAAAAGTTAGAAAATGTGTATCAATTTTTGGTGCAATGTTTAATAACATTTATGTTGTCAGACCTAACAGTCAAGTTAAGGTACCTCTATCATATGCACCTAAAGAAAAATATCTTGCAAGAATAAGAGAAAATCCAGATCTAACTAATGATACAAAGGTAGCTATTAAGTTACCTCGCATGTCATTTGAAATTACATCATTTGCATATGATAATCAACGGCAATTGACAAAAGTTAGTAATTTTAACACTCAGGGAACAACTAGTTCAAATAGACAAAAGTTTTTTTCTCCTGTACCATATAGTATTAATTTTCAATTAAACGTATATGCAAAAAATCAAGATGATGCGTTGCAAATTGTAGAACAAATTTTACCTACTTTCAATCCTCAATATACATTAACTATAAAACCTTTTGCATCTGAGTTTCCTACATTCAAAGAAGATATTCCTATTATTATTCAAAGCGTTTCTTTTGCAGACGATTTTGAAGGTGCTCTCGATCAAAGACGTACAATAGTGTATACATTAGATTTTGAAATGAAAGTAAGTTTCTATAGTTCTATCGATACTTCCGATATTATTAGAACCTCTAAAGCTACTATATTTGATATGCAAGGAGGAGCTAGTGGAGATTCAGATACAGCGCTTGAAAGAATTACAACAACCCCTAATCCGTTATCGACCATTGGTTTAGCTGATAGTGATTTTGGATTTACAAACACAATAACAATGTTAGGTGATAGTGCATAATGTATGAGTATAGATGTAAATTAAGAAAAGTAGTTGATGGCGACACGGTAGATGTTGACATTGATCTAGGTTTTGGTGTATGGTTAAATGATCAACGTATTAGACTTTATGGTGTTGATACACCAGAATCAAGAACAAGAGATCTTGAAGAAAAAAAGTACGGACTAGCTGCAAAAGCATATGTTGAAAAGTTTTTAGATGATGAATGGTTGGTACTGAAAACTGAAACATATGACGCTGCTGGAAAGTTTGGAAGGATCTTAGGATCACTATACAGAACTACAAATTATGCAGATCAATCTGTAAACGAATATCTAATTGAAAAGTATCATGCAGTTCCTTACTATGGTCAATCAAAAGAGGAGATAGAGGAGCAGCATTTAAAAAATCGTGAATTGGTTCAGCTATGAGTGAAGAAAAAAATATTAAGTCGGATTATGACTACTCACGTGAGACATATTATGATCTCTTGGAAAAGGGTCGTGAGTCACTTGAAGATATGATTGAAGTGGCTAGAGCTTCTGAACACCCAAGAGCATATGAAGTGTTATCTGGTATGATAAAAAACTTATCTGACGTAAATGATAAGTTA